AAAGCAATTCAGAAGAAGATAAAAGCTGCAGCAAAGGAGAGGTTTAATAGAAAGAAACTAAACAAATCATTGGCTCCTATCAAAGCGATTCATAGGCTAGTATATAAAGCTAACAGGGGTCGTGGCTCTGTTGCCGTGAACAAGTGGTGGAAAATTAATCCAGAGATGCGTAAAGATATTCAGAAGGAAGAACTGAAACGTGCTGCACAAGAGGCAGTGTGGGAACACATCCGAAGAACACCAATGAAAGTATTGAAGAAGTACCACTCTGGTAATGAGGCTGCTCAGAAGACACTAGGTATTGAACTGCACAACACAGCGAAGTGGGCTGTCAAGAACTATGCAATGGAATTGCGTGGTCAGCGTGGAGGGTACACTAGGTATGCAGCATCTAAGGCTATTAAAGAGGGTAACTTCAAGGAGTTTAAAGAGACAGGTCAGATTGAGAATGTAGCAGGTAGAGCAGAGACTGGTGCAAAAGATCCGTTGCGTGCACTTATTACTGATCCTAATATGAAGAGAATGTCTGAGATGGGGTTTGACCCTGAAGACATCATGGAAGGTGAAGAAAGAAAAGGAACAAAGGCTGACACTGGTGTCGTGTCCTTGTCGTCAGATGAGCGACTGAGAAAAGAAGTAAAGATGACCATGCCGAAGGCTGGTTCGGAGGCTGACCTAGGTCGTAAGCCTATGTCTAAACGTACACGTAAAGCCACACGTAGGCGCATGTTCAAACGTAAGATGACGGCAATGAAAGAAGGTAAACTATCTGATGTGACAGCAGAGGAACACAAACTGCTGCAAGAGATAGAAAAAGAAAAAGAAATTAAACGTAAGCGTGACGAAGCTGAAGCAGTAGAAGAGTTTGGTAAGGGACAGGACGTAGTCCCACACAAGAAGACTGAGGCAGAACAGGTAGCTGCTGGCTCTTTGAACATAGATATGCCTACGAAGAGTAAACCTAAGAAGGCAAAGAAACCTCTGTTGACTAGGAAGCAGAAAATCAAACTGAAGCAAGAGCAAGAGAAAGCCAAGGAAGATGCTAAGGCTGCAGCCAAGGAAGCTAATATACCTGTATCTCAGTTCATTGAACTAGCTAACATGGCTCAAGCACAAAAGGATAAAGCTGTTGATAATCTGATGAAGCGCAATGATAAGGAAGCAATCAAGATAGGTAAAGAGATTGTTAAACTAGAAGCTGCACTGCTAAAGAAAAAAAAGAATCCTCACTACAATCCGAAGGCGAAGTATGCCAATAAGATGATAAACAAAGTCATGGCTCTGAGGGATAAGAGAGAGAAGTTAGAGAAGATGAATAAGACTAGGGGTATGCTAGAGGATGCCGTCACAGAGATGAAGTATGACATGATGATGGCTGACAACCTCAAGAAAGCTAACGGTAGTACCATAGGTACTCAGTTTTACAGTGGTATACCAATAATGGAAATGAAACGCCTAGCTATTGATCCGCTTGCTAATGCTTGGACTAAAACAGCAGATAGGATGGGTGTGAAGATCAAGGATTGGACTAGGAAACAGACCAACAAGAGCGACTTCCTTACTTGGTTAGCAGACAAGACAATAGAAGACTTCGGTCTTGACAATACGTATAAGGAACTACGTAGAGAATTTAGTCTGCAACGTCATAGATGGGAGAACATTGCAGCAGATCATGCATCCGCGATCAATAACATCAACGGTGTATTTGAGCATGCTGCTAAGAAGTATGACATAAGTGGAAAAGAGATCAAGAATAGAATGGCAAAGCTAGTTAGTCACGGTGGTGCACAACTACGAGCCAAGCAGATTGCTGGTGGTAGTATCACATCGTACAATGATAAATTTAAGGCTGTACTTGCAGCGTCTGAACGATTCAAGAGACTTGAGAAGATGTTGACTAAGCGAGGTCTGCTAGGCAAGCATCAGTTCCAGAGACTAACTCGACGTGAGATATCTAAAGCGATGGACGAGTTAGCAGACATCAGGGGTGAACATGAAGTACTGATGACTGAGCTAGTAGAACTATATCAGAATACTCCTGAAGATAAAAAGACAGAGAAGTCACTGCTCAAAAAACTACAAGAGAAAGAAGAAGACAGGGCTGAACTAACTGCTCGTGTTCAGATCCATTACAAGAACTCTGGTAAAACCTACTTCAGGATGTTATATGATAAGGTGAAGTCGCAAGACTCTGCTATCCGTAAGTACAATGATATGAAGATGAACCAGAAGTGGAACATCAAGAGAGCTAACTGGAACGTAAGTGTTGACAAAGACACAGGTGTTGTAAAGGTATCACAGCGTGGCGCACCTATGAAGAGTAAGAGTCAGAAGACTCTAGCCCAACAGGTGCATAAGGGTATAAGTGATGAGGCAAGGGATGCATTCTTGTATGACTTATACACACAGATAGTGGACCGTGATGCTAAGGTAGCCAAAGCTAGAGGACTAGAGAAACTACCTAAAGAAGAGAGATGGATAGGTGAGGCTGGCGAGAAGGGGTACTCATTAGTACCTAATGAGAAGGCTCCTCATAGTGGCAAACCTTTATGGGGTGCTCTTGCAGGACAGTGGGTACAGAATGCCATGCATCGTGAGTTGATGAACGTACAGAAAGAAGTAAGCAAGGCAGAGAATATGCTGTTAAAAGCCATACGAATGTGGAAAGCAGGTAAGACTGTATGGTCTCCTCGTACACACGTGCGAAACATACTTTCCAATATGGTTCTAGCAGATATCATAGGTGATGTTCCATTGGTTAAGTCATTAACCACGTTGCCGTTTAACTGGAGAAGGATTGTCAAGTTGAAGTTCATGACTAAAGAGGATATAAAAGATCCAGTAGAACGGGCATTCAAGTATGATACCACGTTGACTAGACATACGTTTGTTCAATCAGAAATTAGCACACATAAGAGAACGAATATCGCTCAGAAGTTTCAAGACAGACAAGAGAAGAAGTTTAAAAAGGCTAACCCTAAAGAGGCGTATGTGCCCTCAGAGAAGATGGCAAAGGCTGTAAACTATAATGCCATGTTCAACGAGAAGTTCATGGAAAAGCCGGGTACATATTACCAGTACGCAGAAGAGTCAATGAAGTTCGTGGTGTTCAAGGACAATATAAAAAGACAGATGAACGACCTTGGATTCAAACCAAAGGATCTCAATGACCCTGCTAAAATAACCAAGGACATTAGAAAGAAAATAATAGAAGAAGCAGAAGCTAAGGCTAATGCTTCGTTGTTTGATTACAGTAAGGTTCCACCTGCTATAGCGTGGGCACGTAATGGGTACTCTCCATTTGTTACCTTTATGTACAAAGCTATACCGGGATTGGCTAAGTCTTTCGCACGTAAGCCGTGGAAGCTGATGAAGTATTATGGTATGTACTATGTAATACAGAAGTGGATGGATAATGCTAGTGGTGAAGATGATGAACAGTTAGAGATGGAACGAAGGAACCTGCCACACTTTATGCAGAGATGGATGATGCCGTGGCAACCGTCACATATACGTCTTCCTTTTAAAGATGTTGATGGTAGGTCGGTGTACTTTGACTTGTCGTTTATCGTACCGTGGGGTGAGTTATCAGAAGGTGTAGGTGACTTGAACTTAGGTTGGAAAGTGATCATGCCTCAGAACCCATTATGGAATACGTTCTTTGATATTGTATCAAATGAGAACATATTCTTACAGCAGGATCTCACACTCAAGCACGATACGTGGACAGAGAGAACGGGAAAGATAATATCACACATGGTTAAGAGTGCTGCTCCCGGTTGGGCTGAAGCAGGAGTGAGGACAGTTAAGAAACTAGGAATTGAACCTGCTGACTATAGGGGCAGAGACAACGACCCTATGGTAGTACTAGCAGACACAATACTGGGCTTGAAGTTTAGAAAACAAGACCACCTTGCTAACGTTATACGACGACACAGAGAACTAGGTGAAGAGGCATCGTCTGCTAAACTGGAGTTCATCCAGCGTATGAACGGTACTATATTCAAAAGGAAACTCACAGGCGAAGCAGGAAGAGAAGCAAGAACAGGAATTATAAATGATTATATAGATGATATAACCAGAGTGCAAGATAAGTCAATGTACCTGATGAATGTGGAGGATCACAACAAATGATAAAGAATATGAGAAGTCCGTGGCTTAAACCTGTATGTTGGATACCGATTATTGGGGTCATTCTTACAGCCACGTTTGCGTGGGGTGCTTGGAATACTCTGGCGACATCGGCTGCTTTGCCCGAGACAAAGTTCGAGGAGCACGAGAAGGATAACAACAGCAAGTTCATGCAGGTGCTTGACGAGATCCGTGAACAACGAGAAGCAATCGAAGATAAACTAGATAAGATACAGGAGAAACTATAACATGCCAAAGAGATCAGGATACGTAAAGAAAAAGAAACCATTAGGTATTAGTGGTAAACTGAAGCGCTCGTTACAGGCTAATGTCTGGGCAGAGGAACGATACCAGAAGGGTAAAGAGCTTTATCAGGTGCGTAGGAAAGCAGAGAAGGCAGCAGGTGATGCTGCTGTTGCACACCACATTAAGAAGAAGGGCTGGCAAAAATATAATAGGAACACAAACCCTTATGGTAAGGGATACAGTCCACCCAAGAAGGAAGTTAAACCACAATCAAAATTAATTAACAGAAGAAAAGGTAAGAAACTGTTACCACTCGTTTCGTAAGGGGGAATTATGTTACCAGTAATAGGAGCAGCGATAGCTGCTGTCGGTAAGGTTGCACAGAGTTGGTTGACTGTGCGTCAGGTTAAAGCAGAAGGGAAGATAGCTATTACCCATGCGAAGATCCAGTCTAGGATTAAAAGGTTTGAACAGATAGGTGAGATGGATCTGGCTGCGATGAAGGGTATGATGTTCAGTTGGAAAGATGAATACATCTTGGTGCTGATGTCCATACCTATGATCATGTCCTTTATACCGGGGCTAGCAGACTATGCACTACGTGGCTTTGCCATAGTAGACACACTACCTGAATGGTATACGTGGAGTTGGATGGGAATAGTAAGTGCAACGTTCGGTCTTAGAACGTGGAATGGATGGAAGAAATAATGCCAAAACGTAAAGGATCACCAAAGACAGGATTGAAGAGTGCGCTAAAAGAGATGGCGTGGCGAGAGAGCTACAGACCAGCACTACGAAACAGAAAGGATTTCTCAAACTTATCTGAGCTTGATAAACGAAAGTTTGTTAACATGGATACAAAGTTACGAAGAAAGAAGAATAGACAGGACATCAAGAAAGCCAAGGGTATTAAAAAGAAAGTGATGGCTGTTGAAAAATGGTGGGCAGATAGGAGATAACTATGCTAAGTTTAGGATTAGATAGTCCGTTAATACGGATGATGATGTCACAAGGACAGAGTAACGCAGTCAATACTCCTGTGAATAGCATGGGTATTGGTGCCCAGTCTACAGCACAGCGAAGGGGTGCAGGTAATACCTTTGAGTCTAACAGAGAGCGCATAGCTAAAGCTATAGCTAAAAGAATGGGTACTGCTGCATCGGCTAAAGGTAAGAAGAAGAAGGGTAAAGGAATCGCTTCCATCAAAAGACGTGGTGGTAAGAGAGGAAATAAAGCAACGCCCCAACTACCAGTGCCGAGTCCTGGTGAAGAGCTTGGTTTGAACACGAGTGTATAAATAGTGAGGGGATCCAGTTCCCCCAAACTGGACCCCCTCCGTACTTAGTAAGCCTCTAGATCATACAAGGCTTTCCTCAAGTAATCTACTTTATCTTTGCCTTTGTTACTGTTCCACGGTTGCGGAAACAGGATGGCTTCTCCACCTGCTTCTCTAAACTTGTTTACATTTACTTCGTAATCGTCTATCAGTATCGTATCAGCACGGGCAACATGTTCTTTCCCCGGTCCAATGAGGTACCTTTTAGCGTGGAAGTATTCTGGAAGATTCTTCTGTATCCAGTTCTGTCTCCACCCTGCAGTATGCATGGCAGGACTAGTTAGTAAACAAACATCTAGATCCTTCAGGTAGTATAGTACTTCTGCAGCATACTCTGTGAACTTCAAGCCTTCCCAGAACCACTCTTCACACAACTGACCCCAGAAGTCTGCATCTGATAGACCAGTCATATCACACAAGGAACCCCAATGAGTTACGTCCTCATGCGTGGCATCTAAATTAAACCAATCTATCACTCCCTGATCCCAATCAACGATCACACCATCTAGATCTAAGAATATCTTTTTCATGTTATACCTCCAATGACGCACTCAGCGCCTTCAGTTCCTTTCTCCAATACTCCTTTTGGTAGTCCTTTGATTCTTTTTGCATCATCACAGCATACATACGTATCTTCTCTAGGTCACGATCCAAGCAACCCTTGTATGGTGCACGACACGCATACTTCAAGATGTTACCAAGACAATATGCGTCGAATGGATCTGTCAGACCACTGATCTTAGCCTTGATAATCTCCTTTGTTTCTATACCACCTACATCATAGTATGTAGACTTCGGATCTAAGCTCATAAGCATTCCTCCCTGTATACTTCACAATTTTCTGGTGCTATAAAATTCCTAGGACACCTTCTCTTTAGTACCCTAGCTTGACACATCTCTGCTGTTATACGTGCTACTTTCTTTTGCCTTTTGATGAGGTCTTTGGTTCTTTTCGATCTTCTCCCGCAGTAGAAGTAGCGAGTAGTGCTGCTGCCATCTCCTTGTTCTCCTCCTTGCATTTCTCCACCTCCTGTTGTAGCATCAATGCTTCCATCTTTGTCTTCTCGTATGCATCATGCAATGCTTCCATTAATACTTCTTGTTTCATTTAACTTCTCCTTTTATTTTTAGTAGTGTATCTGCATCGAGTCGATCTCCTAATTTGCTTCCGCTTTTGTAGGCTCGTCTCTTGTTACAGTAATACCCGTTTGTCTTTTCCTTTGGTGTCTTGTGACAGTTACGCACAGTACACTCTTCGCACAGACTCCACATAAATTGTTTAATCTCTCGTGCCATATTTCTCCTTTAACTCCATATATTTTTCAAGTGTACAGTCCCCCCTCTCAATCTGTTTGTACCCTGCGCCAATGAACGTGCTTACTCTGTCGTTGAAAGAGTGGAACCGTATTGCTTTAGCATGTGCATCGATGATCTTATTTGTGTGATCACAGTAGACCATCCATGCTACGTGCTCGTTTCTTCTTAACAGGCAGTACTTGCTAGGAATGAATGTGACATCACTCATCGTCTTTAGTCTCTGTCTCTAAAAACGGTTCGATTGCCTCACCTGCAACAACACGACCAAGGTCAATGAACCCCTCTCCGATCTTAGCAAAGAACCACCCTAGCACACCAAACGGCACTGCCACGAAACAAACTACTGCTCCAGTTAATAATCTAATTCTTGTCATATAACCTCCTTAGTATATCCATAATGCTTCTGGTTTATTTGGATCATTGTCTACATGTACAAACCCCTTGTGTTCGTTTATACCCACACGAGTGAAACCTGCAGAGTATAGACTCTTTACAACCTTACTTCTTTCTTTGCTATAAGGAACAGCAATGTCAACAGCATACCCCTTGATGTGGGATGATGTTGTTGAACTGCCTATGGTTGTATTAAACGTCAGACATCTGTAACCAGAGGTTATGATGAACGGTATCTGTGCTAGGTCACGTGCGAAGTCTAGCTTCCTTATCAGTTCTGTATCCATGTGCTTTTCTATTTCGTTCCGTGGTCTATCGTTACAACCACAAGAACACTTGAACTCTTCCCATTTAAAGTTTCTCATTTACAATAGACACCTCCTTTGTTGGTGGTACACAGCACCCATCACATCCATGCACTGTGTCCTTGTTCAGATCATCTGGATCAGGATGACCCACTCCATGTGGGCATATCCTCTCCATCATGTTTCTATCCTGTCTCCAATTAGTGGGCCAGTCCTTCATGTGGTGATCGGATGGATTGTGTATCACACAGTGTTCACCCTTACACTTTCCTGCATCATGCACCCTCACTCTCTGACCCGTACCTGTTACATAGATCTCCATTAGAGTCCCTCCAATTTCAGCCTCTCTAGCATGTCATCGAATGAATCCCATTCATATGCCTCTTCATACCAGCCATTACCATCATCGTCTTCTGAGTACCAGAACACGACACAGCAAGAGCCATCAGAATTAATGTGTAACTCACAGTCTTCGTTGTCACTGACACTATATGGATCTACTTGCAGTAATCCTTTAAGCCTATTCATTAGTTTTATTATTGTATCGTTCATATCCACTCTCTTTTCACAGTATGCTCTGACCACAAGAACCCCTTACTCTCAGCCCACATACCGTATGTAGTTTTAGACCCCTTCCTTATCTTGTTGTTGGCTTTTTCAAAGACGATGCACACCACCATGTCAGGGTTACTGGCACGCACAGCCAACAGCTTCTTGCGTGTCTCGTAGTCTAGCTTACCCTTGTACTCGATGTGTATCTTTTCCTTTGCACCTGTAGGTAAGACCTTACCTCTCAAGATGTCGAAGTCAGGCGTGTACTTCTGAGGCTTATGCTGGTATTCCACAGTCGTATCCTCGTACTTGTACTTGATCTTTCTCTTCTCCAGATCAGCAGCACACTTGACCTCACCCATGCTCTTCATCCCTGCTTTCCTCGCCATCTGCTTTGCTAGCTTTGAACTAGCCTTGGACATCCAGATAGATTTCTCTCTACCTTTAATCCCTTTCGCTTCGCATTGCTTGACGATTCCTGCTTTCAATTTAGCCACCTCTTTCTCCCACATGCGCAGGACAGTAGATGGCTTACTCTTCCTTATAGTCATTATAACACTTCTTTCAATGGGAACATCTCGTTCAACCCATTACTTGATTTATTTGCTGCGTACATCTTATACTGGTTACAGTATTCATTCACACTACAGTAGCTCTCACAGCGTTTACGTATGCCGTGCCGAACCTCTAGGTAACTGTCACTCCCTAGCCCTCTGCACTCACGTGCTGCACGAAGTGCGTCCTCAAAGGTTCCATCTCGGATGACCTTCGTAGCTCGTTTGGCAGATTCATTTTTCATAAGGGCAAATTCAGAAGGCCGTGCCCACATTTCTTCTTGACTACAGTAAGGTAAGTAATCATCTTCTGTATCCTCACACTTCACGTGCTCGTCAAGTTTGTGTTGAATGAACTCTCCAGTATAATCCTCATCCCATAGCTTTAGTTTGTACTCTACTATAGGAGCCTGTGGATACTTCTTGTCTCTCAAGGACTGACCTACCATCCAGTCAAGGTAGAAGGCTAGAATGTTGAGTGACTCCACTTGTATTCCACGCTTACCTAATAGGTAGGCATAGATGTTCTGCTGTTCATGCCAATCCGTCATCTCTGGATCGAACACTAACTTCCATGTCTTGCATGTCTTGATGTCGTACAGGTGCTTCTCGTCTTTCAGGATATCAAACTTACCTGCGACTAACCTAGTCACGTAGTTGTGAGGATCACTACCTGTTTCTACTTCAAACGCATGAGCCACGCTTTTCTCAAGCATGTAGTCTGGGTTCTTGACGTTAGCCAAGTGTAACAGACTTTCCATCTTCTCATGCACAGCAGTACCGAGTAGCGATGCTACCTGCGAATCAATGCTAGGCTCAACCAAGTGACCATACCTCTTAGTCAGGGCTACCTGTCTAGGTGGTGATATCAAAGTGGTTGCACTGTAGTCACCAAGACTACGATACTGTCTGCCGTAGATGGCAAACGCATCCTGCATAATCTGTATATGATTCATTAATCCTCCTTATATTTCACTCGCATTTAGCATGCGACCTTTGAGTTCCTTCATAATAGTGCGATGAATGTTTACCTCTTCTCCATCCCACAAGACAGTCACCTTGCAGTAACTACCTTTCTTATCCATAGCTAACCTGACACCTGCTATTGTCTCCCCACCACTGCGAAATAGGATGAAGTAATCTTCGCCCTTCTTCGGATAGGTTGAGTGCCAGTTAGTACCAGCCTTTAGTTCCCCTGCTGCGGAGATAATGGGAGACGGGTTGATGTGTGCATACGGATGATCCATCCAATAGAAGAAGAAAGTTACTGTCTCATCTGAAGCATTGATCACCTCGGCATGCCATCCCTCTTCCTCTGCTCCGAATGCAACATAGGTCATGAAGCTACCAAAGAGTGCACTCAATAGAAGTACCATTGCTGCTATTATGTATTTTGATTTCATCTTATTCCTCCAATGCTTTTTCAAATTGATGCAGTCTCTTCCAGATAGACCGCAGTTCAGTGATTGTTCTCCACCTGTCAATGAACAGGCTGAATGAACTCTGCACCTGACCGAAGGCATTAGCTACCTGAACTAGAACACCTAGTAGGATAGCACCAGTGAATAGCCCCGGACCCATGATGATATAGGGTAGTAGGGTCAGTATCTGTCTGTATGATATTGCCCATAGATCGAAATACCCATAGTGTAGGTACAGCTTTTGGCTGTTGTGTCTCACGCCAGTGAATAGGCTAACGAAACTTGGAATGTCAGACCTAACTTCAAGGTCGTCCTCTGCCTTAACAAGTTGCTTACGATAGGCAGCCTCAACCTTTTGGTTGTTGAACTCCAATCCCGGCAAGAACCAACCAACATACCATGATACTATCATACCCCCTACTGATATCATGAGGGCTAACCACATGAGTGATCCGGGTACAGGTAGGTATTTTAATACTACCATACTTGATAGACCCCATAAGATAGGGATGAATGCAACAAGCGTCATGATTGCTCTGACTATTGCAAGACCCAAGGTCTCAACAATCCGAGCGAACCGTTCAGTGTCTTGTTGAATACGCTGACTAGCTCCCTCTATCTTTTCGTCTATCCCATCCCACCGTGGTAGGTAGTTGAATGTTATTGCCTCTCTCCACCGCAGGGCGTACATCTTAGTAAGCCAGTTGGTGAATGTCCATATCCATACGTAGGGCATGGCAAGATAAATGAACCTCCACAGCAGTGACGTGAACTCACTGTATGTAGAGCCACCATCTGTATTGGCTGTCTGCATTACGTTATAGAATAACTTGTACCAGTTATTAAACTTCACATCTATAAAGACTTGCAGTAGCAACAGCCCAAAGAGCACTGCTCCTACACCATATGCCCACGTAGCCCACTTCATACTAGCAAAAAATGCTTTAATCATTAGACCTCCTTCCATAATGATCACACTTGCGATCCTTATGTGTGTAGAAGTACACGATTGGTGTCCAACCCATGCGTTCTCCAGTTATAACTCCTTTGTTATCGATAATAAATTTAAGGTCATGCTCTTTACGTATGACTCTTCTTACTCCTGATGGAAGACGATTCTTCTTTAACTCCTTAGTGACACGCTTATCAGAATAAAAGTACTTCATGTCATGAGGGTCGAAGGGTAAGCTGAACCTCTTCAATGGGATGGGTGACATCATACCCTCTAACAAGGGGGCTATGGCAGAGCATATCATACCACAGCACCCCCATTCAGAGTGTTTTGTTCCAGCCCAATGATTACAAGTTAAGCAACACCTAGACAAATTCTTTTCCTTTCTTCAGCATCTACATCAGTAGTCCGACTGCGACCAACAGCGCCACAACCAGTACACCTGAAAGCAAGATAACGCCCTGCAGGAGTATAATACTTCCCGCCCCAATCAAGGTTAACATTCCCACAATTAGTGCAAGCACTACCGTCAGTGTCAATGTATAAACCAAGGTTTGGATGACCCTTAATCCACGGTCTGATTTGTACATAAAGTTCCTCCAATATTCTGACATCGTTATCGCAGTACCCACGCATCTCCTCTAATGCTGCGTCTGATTCTGCTATACCACCAGAGACAGCGGTCTTCCATACGCCATACCCCGGATGATCCTTCTGATCTAAGCCGAACAGCTTGTTGATGTAGTCCAGTTTATAGGAACTGAAATCAAACTGCTGTCTAGCTACCTTCAATGTGTCGACCACACGGTAGGGCAACGGAGGATTCAATCCGTTGAGCGCGAACCGTGCGTTCATCCTACGTACATCAAACCGTGCACCATTGTGTGCTATGATTATGTTAGCTTCATCTAACAGATCCCATAGCGGTCGAATGATGCTGTCGTCTTGACGATGGTAGGCTTCGTCTGCACTCACACGAGCAGACATAATCTGATCGCTGAACAGCCACTTAGCAGACCATGTGAGGATCGACCAGTCCTTGATGATACTCTCAGGACTAATCCATCCGTGCTGTTTCAGTTGCCAAACAAATACTTCCATAGGTGAAGTCTCGATGTCGAACAAGAGGATCTTGGCTGACTCTTTATGCAAGTCGTCCTCTGTGATACCGAATAACTTCTGAAGCCTAGGCGCATACGGTCCTGCATGTCTCCGTACTGTACGCTTAGAGCACCCCAGTTTGTGTGCTATCTGTGCATTAGAAAGTTGAGTTGTCGTTGCCAGTTTCTTAATCTGGTCTCTGTAATCAGGCTTCATAATAATATCGCTCCTACTATAATGACTATGACCCAAAATAAGTCATCAATAGTCATTAAACGTTGGGTGCCTCAAGCCCGTCACCATCACCCTGCACAGAAGGGTCGGTAGTGTCACCGAGTAAGAATGGCACCAACTCAGATGCCATAGCAATAAGTACCTCTGACTTAGTTCCTGACTTCGTGTTCTCGTTAGCTACTTTGAGTGCCACCGCACGAGCGATGGAGGCAGCGTCTTTCTTGTTCTTCTCTGCCCACTCTTCCTTGGACATTCCACCACCATTACCACCCCCTTTGGCACCGGACTTCGTACCACTCGAAGCCCTCTTCGTGCCTCCCGTAGGGTTTGGCGTATAGGAACTCTCCTCTGGCTCTTCAATACCAACCACAGCCCAGTACCCTGCACTGTTCTTCTCCATTTTTAAGTTGATCTTGTCTCCCTGATCAAGTGCAGAAGCCTCTTCAATGATAGCTTTGTTGTACGAGTTATCAAAGATCTTAGGTGAGGCCCACGGTGAGCCGTCCTCCATCTTTGTACCTACCAGTTTGTAGGCAGTCCATCGTTTTCCTGCACCTGTTACTCCCTCTTCTCGTTCGAGCTTGCTAAATTTTATATTTAAATTCATATAGTCTCCTTTCTTATTTGTTGTCAGTATATTTGGTGTCGTCATGAAACATGATAACGTAAACCGAAGGGCGCATCTCATTAGCGGAACGTGATACAGAGTAGCCAGTTCCAAATCCCGGAGCTACTACACTTGAGCCATCACTTGCTGTTGCTACACTACCTGCTGCACCAAATCCTATACCATACTGAGTGGCATCAAGGTACTTACCGTAGTCACCCTGAAGTTTGATACTGGTTGCGCCTAGTTTACCTGCTTCAAGTACCGCACGTGCAATCATTTGATCGGCTGTTACATCTGGTCCTTCTGGAGTAAGCGTCAGCGTTCCCATGAACTCGCCTGATGTGTAACTCCAATGCACTCCGTCAAGAGATACCTCTGGTTCAAACACTACAGCAGATTCAACATGGATGTCAGATCCACCAGAGCTTGCACGTTTCGCAGCTTTCGTGGTCAAGTATCCCATCTTATATATATAACCTTTGATCTTAATCATAGACACATTACCGTGGTCTACGTTATTGGCATCTGCTCCAAAGAAATCAGGAGTGATGTGGTTGAACACAGTAGGATTCTCGATCTTGATGTTCTGTTCGACACCCTCATTGTGTGCGGTCTGTCCCTGAATCTGACCCTGTCCCTGTAACTGACCCTGTGCCTGATCCATCTCAACGTCAACATCCGTCTTATTGGTATTGAAGTTGGTGTTCATGTTCGTGTTACGATTTGAATTGTAGTTACTATTACTGTTGGTATTAGTGTTGTTATTCGTCACACTCTCGTCATAGTTGTTCGTTGTGTTATGATGAGTACTTCCTCCAAAGAATGCGAATGACGGTGCTGCGAATGCCAGTACTCCTACCATAGTTAATGCGATTATAAGTTTCTTCATGTTGTTTGTTCTCCCTTTTTAATTTTATTGTATGCATTTGTACAGTATGCAACCTGATAGATTGCGTCATCAAGTCCGTTGTGATGTGTTCCTGCTCGTTCAACCTGTTGAGTTTCAATCTCCTCACGAGTCATGTCTGCGAGACCTGTCAAGGTTCGGATGTCTCGTGCTTTCCGATAGTGAACTGTTGGCTGTATGCCCCTACGATGCATGGCTTCCATCAGCATCACGAAGTCAAACGTGGCGTGGCTCCATACTCGTGTGGCTCTAGCCCAGAATTGGTTGAAATCCTGCAGCCCTTGATCCTCTTTCATGAACGCAGTCTCTCCTTTATGTAGACCATCACGTGCGTTCTTGCTTTGCGATAACCACCAATAGATGGTGCGTCCGTCAGGCTTGGCACCATGATTGATAGCATCCTCCAGATCAAGGTTGATAAGGTACTCGTCTCCGAGATCTCCAGTCTTCATGCTAAAGTAGACTGCTCCGATCTGAATGATGGGTGCATGTTTGTTTGTTCCCATCGTCTCGATGTCTACCATTAGCTCTCTGCATTTTCTTTTCTTTTCTCCTCTCATCATTCACCCCCTCTGTTCCTGTAGTATTCTGGTTTAACAAGTCTTGCTATCTTGGTTAGCTCTTCGTTAGTGGACTGTGCACCAAGGAATGACGATAGTCCTGTGATATTCCATATAGGAGATTTGATCATGTCATTGTAGTCCACTACATGAAATGACTTTTCGCAATCCCCTAACCACTTTAAAAGAACTATCATATTCTGTGTGTAGTCCAGTGATAGCTCACCGTTTGTTGGCTCATACCCACACAGTCTCTGAGATTGTACCACCTCAACAGGATTACGAACACATACTATAATCTTGTCAAAGAGGCTTGGGGCTGATGAGGTCAAGGCATAACTCATTAATTTAATACAATCTTCTGTTATCTTAGGACACAAGCTAGTCTTACCATCGTACATGTCCTTGCTTAGACCGTTCCTTGCTATGCGTGGTATCTCCCATACTCCGTCAGGATTAGAGGAGCTATCATCTCCAATGTACTGTTCACCTGCAAGGCTTAGTCCCAGTGCTTGACACAGTATCATGGTCAGGGATGTACCACTCCGTGGCTCCCCAGTTACCGCTATCATTATGTCCATCCTAGGTTAGCTGCAATCAGATCATTGTCCTGATCAAACGCATCACCAACACCACGAACATCACCCTTTGTTGTATCAAATCCTTTACTACTAAAGAACTCTTGCCAATGATAATCGTCTTCATCCAGATGCGGTGACACACCATGTTCCCCGTCCCCCGCATTATAATTGAACATCTTTGTGACATCTAGTGGGTAGCCTTCTATCTCTCCACATTTAGGGCATGATCCGTAGATGTTGCCGTTCTTTACCTGCTGTATGTCATCGTACATTAGATGTCCTGTTAAACATTTTGAGCATTTAACCGCTATACCATTCGCCATTCATTGACTCCTCGATTTTATTTTTTAACCTGCTCTCATCTCTCTTGATGCTCATCTTAGAAGTATGCCATGCTGTTGCTATCTTCTGTAAACTCATGGGCTTACGTGCTAACATTCGCTGAACAAGAACACATCGTTCTCTGTCTGTCATGTTGCCACATGCCTCAGTAATCTTCTTGTTCAAGTCTTTGCGTTCAAGCTCTACGTCAGGCGTGTCGTCTGCTGATAAGACATAATCTTTTAGCTCACCAAGTGGGATCATCCCTTTGGTTTGGTGTTTTTCCTTTCTCATAAAATCATAGACTGCATTCGTTATCACACGACTAGCGTAAGTCTTAAACTTTATACCTTTGTTATCATTGAATGTTTGGCACGCTTTCCATAATCCCATTATGGCTTCTTGAATAGCGTCCTCTCTTATCTTATCATTTGAAAGGGCAATTGCTTTCCCTTTTGCCCAATGCATGTGCTTGTTAAACAAATCTTCTGTCAAATAAATCACCTCCTCCTAACAACATATACGTATGAAATTCAATTTTGTAACGCTTTGAGTGCTGATGGTGGTCCTTTTCTCCAAGGATGCAGTGGGCAATCCTCGGCAGGGCACAAGGTTACCTCGGAATGACTATAACCTGTACACTGGTAACAATAATACTTAACAGCCTCTGAACGAGACAGATTAATCTCGTGTGGGTCTCCATTCTGATCCATAACTAGTTGCTTCTTCATTTATTCACCTCCCTTATGAAACATCCACCTGATCCACCACCTCCACTTACATCACAGTCTACCCACTCTGATGTGTTCACCTCGTTGGAGTATCCACTCTCATTACCCCACTTGTCATAGGCAGACACAACAAAGTAATACACTACGCAAGGATCAAGATCGTGAAGCGTGTATTCTGTCTCCATGCTAGCATCAAACTCCTCTTCATATGGGATGCCAGAATCTACAGACTTGTATACTGTATAACCGCCAAGTCTGCTGTCCTCCACTGGCGACCATTCAAGCGTTGCGGACGCTCCATGAGCAACGGTGCCAGTAAGTATTGATACCAGTAGTATTATTAGTTTCATTTATTTTCCTTTATATATATATATTATATTAATTTGTTTGTATTATATATATATATATTATATATA